ATTGAGATGATCGCAGAAAGGGAAAGCAAGATATTCACGGCAAATGGAATGTCACGCGAGGAACTGAGACTGAATTACAATGCGGCCTGCAACGCCTATCTGGCTGCTTTTTGCGAGAAGCACGGCTACGATTATGAGCCGGCTGCGTGGACAGGTAACGACCCCGGAGGAATTGCAGAAGTTGGCGATCTATTCGTGAGTATGGCGGATATACTGACGGACATCGACCGGGACGCTCCGGAGGAGGAGTATGTCAAATATTACGACTACTGCCTGCGTGTAGGGTCTATTGCCAACGGCGAACTGCAAACCCCGAACTACGACAGCTGGCTGCGGGGATGCCCGCGGATGGACGAGGAGCAGATAGCTCGGCTGGAGGAATTGCAACGGGATGTGCGCTGCGCAGAGATGAATTTGAAAGTCGAGATCGACAGAATTAACAACCTCAAACAAGAATAGCAATGGATGAAATTAAAAATTGCCCCAAATGTGGGATGGAACTTCAAGTGTGTGATAACTGCGAAAATGTAGGCTGTCCGAATTGCGATGGATATACCATCACTCGCGACGATGTGCTGTTGTGTTCGGAATGCAGCGCGGATATTTTGGCCGAATGGAATAAGCAGACCGAAAACGGAGCGAAAGTATGCGGCACGTGCAGCCACTTCAAGGACGAGGATGTCGACGGCGACGGTTGGTGTGACAAAGACGACGCGATTTATCACTGCTCGTATTACTGCGGAGATCATTTGCCAAGGCTGGAGAAATTAACGATTTAAAACTGTAAAACTATGACTTATCAAGAAATGAATGAAGCCATTCGTGAAGCGGAATTAACCGTCAGGCGTGCAGAAACATATTTGAATCAGATGGCTCGATTCCTTTGCGGTCGATTGCGGAAAGTAAATCCGGACACCCTCCGCAATCTGAAAAAGGAGCTTAAAAAATTCAATTCCCAAACGGGAGAATGGAGTGGATAATAGAAATAAAAAACGCCCCGAGATAGGGGCGTAAAAACCAAAGTTTACTTTTTCAGTCATCGGTTCGTTACCTCATCGACTAACTTACTCAAAATCACTTCGATGAGAATTCAAAATAATTTTTCAAAAAAAATCATATGAAATGTTTTTTTAATTAAACCTACCCGCATGCGAGTAGATATCTGTATTATAGGGATTTCTCCCAATCTTTGGAGGCCTGTATTGCACCTCGCACCTTAAAGGTAATTCATTTTTTTAGAAATGTCAAATAATTTAGATAATTTCATTACGACCCATTACCCGCAATGGGTAGAATACGCGACCTACCACGTCCGCTACTCGCGGCTTCCGATCGACCCGGCCGAGGTCGTGAACGATGTGCTGTGTACCCTCCTTGAGCGGGATGTGTCGAAGCTCGAACACCTGATGAACGCCCGGAATAAGGATGGGACTGAACTTGATTTTTTCGTGATGCGAATCATCAAGATCAGCATACACTCGCCGCGGTCACCGTTCCGCTACCAACGGGGACAGCATTGCACGGATCGGCTTGAAGACAGCATCCGAACACTCCCGGCTCCAACTCCGGATTTCAATCAGGAAGATGCCTATATGCAGGTTCGGCAGGTATTCGACACGTTGCAGGTGTCGGAATTGTCAAAGCGTATCTTCGCATGGCGATTCTTCGAAGGAAAGACATTCGCCGAGTGGCCGGGGCCTGAAAGTCCGAAGTTCATATACGACACTTTCAATCGCATTTTGTTGATAATTTCCGCCAAGATTCGGAGAAAAAACGCTCCCTAATTCTATTATCCTATGAAGTCCGACATAGTGTCAATGTCAAATGACGGTAATCCGTCCAAGTCGCGGAGGCTTGCCAAAACTCCGCACATAGCGAGGCAGAGCAGTTGGTAGCTCGTTGGGCTCATATCCCAAAGGTCGCAGGTTCAAGTCCTGTCCTCGCTTCAAAATTCAGATTATGGCCGATATAAAGTTAGACCCGAAAAACTACCGCGTTCACGGTGAGAAGAACAAAGCTATCATCCGCAAAAGCCTTGAGGATTGCGGTACTGGCCGCTCTATCCTTTTGGATGGGGATGATGTCGTGATTGCCGGGAACGGCGTATACGAACAGGCGCAGGCGCTCGGACTCCCGGTGCGTGTCATTGAGTCGGATGGACGAGAGCTTATCGCAATCAAACGCACGGATCTCAAAACGGAAGACGATAAGCGCCGCGCATTGGCACTGGCCGACAACCACGCCAGCGACACTTCGGTTTTCAATATCGATTCTGTTCTTATGGACTTTTCGCCCGAAGAACTCGACATGTGGGAGTTTGAGATCGACACAGCCAATATCGACCTGCTGTCCGAGGTCGAGCAAAACGGGTTCAAGAATGCCGTAAACGAGAGTTCTGATTTATTCACCTTGTCCTTTGCCTTGCCCAAGAGTATGAAAGAGGATGTTGAAGCTTACATCAAGCGGAACGGGAAAGACAATTTGACACAGTTAATTATCAGTGAAGTATGCCGAGATGCGGAAGTCAAATAGCGATTTGTGACCTACCGATCCGGTTCGACACGTATAAGGGATGTTCCCATATGTGCCGTTACTGTTTTGTGCAGCTCAAATACGACATTTCAAATATCGAACGCGGCGAAGGGCCGAAGTCCCTGCGCGGCTTCATCGACGGCCAGCGCAACGGTGAAACGGAGTGGTGCGACTGGAATATTCCGATACACTGGGGCGGCATGTCTGACCCGTTTCAGCCTGTAGAGCGAGAGCATCGATTGTCACACGACGCCCTTAAGGTCTTTGCCGAAACACAATATCCGTTTGTGGTCAGTACAAAGGGCATTCTGCTCGCTGAGCCGGAATACCTCAACCTGCTGAAACACTGCAACTGCGTTGTACAGGTATCTCTCGTCAGCCCTCAATATGACAAACTGGAGAAAGGAGCGCCGACCTATGCCGAGCGCCTCGATATGATCCGCACGATAGCACCCCATGTAAAGCGTGTGATCGTCCGGGTTCAGCCTTATACGACGGGAATGCTTCGGGATGTCCTCGGTGCTGTGTCTACCTACAAGAGTATAGGCGTACATGGGCTGACAATCGAGGGCATGAAATACAAACGCAAGGTAGACGGTCTTGTAAAAGTCGGCGGGGATTTCTGCTATCCGGCCTCTGTTCTCAAACGGCACTTTGAATGGATAAAGGCGGAATGCCATCGAAATGGATTGGCTTTCTACTCGGCCGAAAACCGTTTGCGCAAGATGGGAGATTCTCTATGTTGCTGCGGTGTTGATGGGCTGGATGGATTTAAGACGAACACGTTCAATCTGAATCATTACCTATTCGATAAGGAGCGGTATGTGCCAACGGAGAAGATGAAAGAGCCGGGAACCTGCTTGTGCCTGAAAGCTATCTGTCAGAATACAGCAGGTTACAGTGCATTCAAGAAGCGAAGCCTGCATTACATGATGGGGGAAATGTCACGGGATAAAGGTTGTGTTTCCCAGTTGCTGGAAAAATGAATACTTTAGCGTCGGAAAAACCAAAAAACAATTCCGCGCTATGAAAACAAAACAGTGTATGATTTACAAGGATGTCGTAAACAAACGCCTCGCCCGGAAACGGGAATAGGTGTCGGAACTTGAAACGAAAATGATTTCAGAAGGGGAACTCTCCGCGATCGACAAGCGGAAGATGATAGAATGTAAAGCCGCAATTCTTGAGCTGGAAAACGTAATCGACATTGCGGAGTCCATGTTCACGGCTGAAACCTGCGACCAAAACGAAAAGAAATAAAGACCAATGGCAAAGTATAGTGCAGAACTCACCGAAAGGATTTGTTCGCTCATCCGGGCGGATAGCTATACTATTGCCGAAATCTGTAAAATCGCAGGTATTGCTGAAAGTACCTTTTACGAGTGGAAGGACTCCAAAGCGGAGTTTTCAGAGGCTATAAAAAAGGCTCAAGAGGAGTGCAGATACTTCTTTGCGACCGAAGCCAAGAAATCGCTGCTAAAGCTTGTGCAGGGGTTCACCGTTGAAGAGAAACGCACGGTTACCGCTGATACCGGAAAGAAAAGCGAGGACGGGAAACCGATCGTAAAGGTCAAAGAGCATACAACCGTTACCAAATACGTTGCCCCGAACCCTACAGCGATCATCTTCACACTTACGAACTGCGACGCGGAGAATTGGAAGAACCGGCAGAGTGCCGAGTTAACTGGTAAAGGTGGAAAAGACTTGATACCGCCGGACATGAAGAAGAACGTCGATAGCATGACCCCGGCAGAAATTGCAAAGTACGTATGCAAGGATGGGAAATGAATCGGGTGAAATACGGGCGCTGCGGAGCGGAGCCTATCAGTCGTTTCCGTTCTATGTCGCATTATTAAAGGGTAAGGATTTCCTTACCCCTTTTCATCTGTCTTTCTACTGGGTACTGGATGCCTTTGCACATGGTCGTATAAAGCGGCTGATCGTCACCATGCCGCCCCAGCATGGAAAATCCGAGGGAACAACGCGTCTGCTGCCGGCATACATGCTCGGCCTTGATCCCGATTTGCGTATTGCTATTGCGTCTTACTCGGACACTTTCGCCCGGAAATTCAATCGTGCTATACAGCGCATCATCGACAGCCCCGAATATTATGTTTTGTTTCCGGAAACGCTTCTGAATGGGAATCCGAATTGTGAGGACAGTGCGCAGTATGTCCGGAATAATACGGAGTTCGAGATTGTCGGCCGCAAAGGGTTTCTAAAAGCTGTGGGACGAAATGGTGCGCTGACCGGAGAGCGCATTGATGTTTTTATAGGGGATGACCTGTATAAGAATGCTGCCGAGGGTTACTCCCCTATCATTCGTGAATCAGTATCCGAGTGGTACAAATCGACCGTAAAAACCCGACTGCACAATAATTCGCGTGAACTTATGGTGTTCACCCGTTGGCATGAAGAGGATCTGATTGGTACGATCATAGCCGCAGGAAATATCCGGGAATTGCGGTCACTCGATGATATCGACCCGGAATTCGACGGCTGGTACTATCTAAACTTTGAGGCAATTAAGGAAAGCGATCCGACACCCATCGATCCCCGACAGCGTGGCGAGGCTCTTTGGCCCGAAGCGCATGACCTCAAGCACCTGCAGGAAAAAAGAGACCTCGACCGCATCGTGTTCGAGTGTATGTATCAGGGACACCCGATGTCGAAAGAGGGGCTATTATACGGGGAGAATTTCAAAACCTACTCTGAACTTCCGGCACAAGGCGACATTCTCGACTATGCCAATTACACAGACACAGCCGATACGGGTGATGACTATCTATGCTCGATCAGCTACGTCCGGGCGAGGGATGGCTATTGCTATGTAACGGACATGGTCTATACACAGGAGCCGATGGAGTGTACTGAATCCGCCGTAGCCGATATGCTCAAACGTAGCGGTACGCGCCGGGCGTCGATCGAGAGTAACAACGGCGGTCGCGGATTCGCACGCGCTGTACAAAAACGGGTTCCGGCCATACGTATCGAATGGTTCCATCAGAGCGGGAATAAGGAAGCCCGCATCCTCTCCAATGCCGCAACGGCGTTGCAGACTATAATAATGCCGCATGATTGGAAAATCCGCTGGCCTGAATTCTATTTACATATGACGACCTATCGGCGTCAGTTCCGTGCGAACCGCTGGCATGATGCCGCGGATGTGGTGACCGGAATTGTCGAAGATGGTACGAATAAGAAAGGTAGAATCAAGGCAGTAAGGTAACCATGGCAAAAATCAAACTCATCGACAAACTGAAAAGCCTTGTCGGCATCGAAACAAAAACCAACATCGAACAGGCTATTATGCTCCTGCAGGCAGCGCGGTCGTGTATTGACGCCTATACAGCAGAAAGAGCAGCCAAACAGCTACACGTAGGGACGCTCTCGCAGATGAACAAGGACATCGGCGTTATCACGAAGAAGCTGTCCGGTTATGTTGAGGGTTAAGATTGCCGGCAAAAGGTTTCGCATACCGACGCACTGGGAGGATATTACGCTTACCCAGTGCGCTTGGTTGTACCATAAGGCCAACGAGCAACCCACGGCGCTTCTTGACTATTACCGCTCCTTTGCCTCGGACACGGCTCCCGAACCATATGCAAATATCGACGAGCTAACCCGGTTCACTTCGGAGGTTGTCGGCTACCTTGCCGACGTACCGGAAGGGCTGATGCTTCAAACCCGGCGCGAGGATATTATGACGCTGGCAATGGCTGTGCTTCCGCGGTTCATAATCGGGGTACTCGGCATTGTCGATTATCCGGTTCGGGGCATTACTTCATTTCGCTACAAAGGCCGCCGCTACTACCTGCCGAAATCCGGGACGGATATTTCCGGGGAACTTACTCCGTTGAGTGGTGTGACGGCTATCGAGTTCTGCCAACTGTCCGACATCATATGTGCGGAAAACATTGCTTTGGCTCCGCTGGCTGTCGCTATCGTATGCCGCCGGAAAAGTGAACGGTACGATGAAGAGCTGGCGCAGAATCGGGCGGCGTTGTTCGGAAGCCTTCCAGCCTCGGTCTATTGGGAACTTTGGGCGCAAACTTCGGGGGCGCATCAGTACCTGAAAGCCGCATTTCCGAATTGTTACGGTACGGGCGGCGGGGATTCGTCGGGTAAAGCCGAGCCTGCGGTATGGTGTGACACGCTCGTCGCTATGTCTACCGATAAGCCAAGTGAGCTTGAGCATCTGCAACGGATGAACGCCTACGATTTCGTACACCTATTGTCGGAGAATATCAAACGGAGAACGGAAGAATGGAAGATGAAAGCCGCCTTAGCGTCTTGCGGGGTAAGGTAGAATTGCTCACATGGCTGATAAATCGGGAATGCAAATGCGACCGGGCCAAATGTGCCGAGCATTTCCGGTACATGGAGCAGTTGAAATTTCAGTACGAATGCGAAATAGAGGACTATGAGAACAATACTACGGGAAGCGTTGAAAGCCGCGCTTGAGAAAACATACGATATGACGTTCGACTTCGGCATGGGCTTCTTGGATGATATCAATGGTGGAGGTTACAAACTTCCGTGCGTTTGGGTATGTCCGTTTGATCTTGTAGGCAAAACGGGGCGGTCTGAGGGCTTTAAAATCTATGCCGGGACAGTTTACCTGCTTGAGTTGTCCGACGGGCTTACATCCGAGAAAAAGGACGAACGCTGGGATGATATGGAACGGGCAGCAGTCGAGGCGTTCAGTGAAATGGCTGAAACGCTTGGAGTGACGTTCGACAAAATCAATGCCTTTCCCAATGAGGGCACTTACACAGGGTATAACGACATCTCACTTAAAGTAACATTTGAGGTAATGACAAGCTATTGTGAAAACCGCGGATAGTCCCATATTACAGCAAATTGCCCAGTACTTGAGTGACACCTTGCAAATGGAATTGCTCAATCAGGGACATACTGCGTCCGAGGCTCTTTTTAACAGTATTCAGTCGGTGATAGATCAGACACTGACGGGTATAACGATCTCCGCGCAGGCTCTGTATTATGCAAAATTCGTAAATGCAGGTCGCAAGCCCGGAACGAAAGGTGTGCCGATTGATGTCCTCGTCGAATGGATCAGGCGCAAGCGGCTCAATATGGAAGGTAAAAGAGAACGATCCGTAGCTTTTGCTATGCAACGGTCAATCCGGGACAAAGGCATCAATCCCTCCCGGTTCATAGATAAATCAATAGATAAGTTCAACAAGTATAAACGACTGGAAGAGAATATAGAACGATTCATGGAGGAGTATACAGAGGAACAACTGCAAACTATTTTTAACCAATTAACTGCATGACGATATGGCAACAACGATAACGCTTCCGGCCCCGTACAGTTCGGTCAAAGAATCTGTCATCTTTGAAATTGACCGAGATATTGACGCTGTGGCCGAAGTGATGATAAACGGGTATTTGAAGCAACTGCCGAAAAACGCCTATAAAGTGAATGTGGCGCAGTATTTTCGGGATGACTTTACGATTGCGCCGCTTGATGCTGAGTCCGAACCTACATTACAGGTGTGGGACGGAGTTGACCTCGGCCGGGTCGTCAATGCTTCGATCATGGTAGACAGCATCCCTTCCGAAGAGGTGCCGCTGCTTTGTGCGGATAAACAACCGACACCAAACCGTTTTATGAGTGATCTGCGGCGGCGTAATGCCATGCTGGGGCAAATCGACGAACTTCCAATATATACGACGACTCCCGCTGTTGTGGTGTACGGCTCGGTTCAGGTTTCCGTACCAGCCGGTATATCCTGCGTCGGCTTTCGTATTCCGACCGATGCGCCGCCCCGGTTTGCGGTAGATATGCGGAGTCCCGACGGAGAGGCGCAGGATCGTATTGAATATGAGATTGAGGAGAACGACGGAGTGCGCCTCGCGTGGATCAATGCCTACGGCCAGATCGACTATTGGAACTTCGCAGTTCGCCGCAAATCATCAACCAAGATAACAAAGGAGAAGATATACACAGAAGCCGGGTATACTGCAACATCTATACAGGCAGACACTACCAAGTCGGTAACAAGCTGTCCCCTGCCCGAAACTCAGGCGAATGTGCTGAGCCAGATATTTGTGTCCGAAAGTGTGTGGTGCATCGTCGGGGATGAGGTGTGTCCGATCGACATCACGACAGAGAGTATTACGACCTACGATGTGGAGAAATTAAGCTCCGTGCAGATTGAATACAGAAATAAAATCCGGTAGCTATGGTCGTGGAGTTGAAAATAGACGGCCATAAAGTCGATATGAATCAGAAAGGCAATATCGCCGCGACACATAGCATTGCCGACATTGAGGAGCCTGACAGCACAGCCGCCGGATATACCAAGTCGGTCGAGGTGCCGCTGATAAGTAATATGCGGGTTTTCCGATTTATCAATGAGCTGTATAGTAAAGAGCAGTTCAACAACGAACTGCATAAGGCGGAGTATATCGTAGATGGAAATACCGTCATGTCGGGTATTGCTCAGATCGATAAGATCACGTACAAATTCGGTTCTGGGCACAAACTCGTCGGCGGCAGTTTTCATGTGTCAGTCATCGGCGCAGCTTTCGACTGGATTACGAATGCCAAGAAGCAAATCAATGAGCTTGAAAGTGCGGAAACTGTCGTATACAACATGGGGGAAGTATACAAAAATTCCATCCGAGAAGATGAATCGCTGATCAAGTTTTTTCCGGTAGACCGCGGGGCATTTTGGGAAGAAAATTATAACGGGGATTTGATTCCGCGAAAAAAGTTGGATATCCGGGATTATCACCCTTTTTTCAACGTGTGGAAAACAATGTGCCTGATCCTTTCCGGGTACACGATAAAGAGTTCCATGGAGGACTTTTTCAAAAAGTTATACTGTTCGGGCTACATGCCGGTGAACGAAGACTTATCGTACATCAAAGAGGATAACGACTTCTATATCGGCACCTCGGCGACGGAAGATGAACCTAAGTTGCTGGGTATGATCAGCCCGAAGAAACCGACTATCAGCGCCAATATATATGACCTTTGGGATTCGGATGAATACCATAACGATAAAGGGGTTATCAGCTCGCCTCCGATATCTTCGACGCCACATTTCAATCCGACGGAAACGGTAACAGTAAGGATGCAGACCAACCTACACTATAAATCGCAAATTGTGAACGGATCCACGGGCTACTGGAACGACATCATGAAGGAATACGGCGAATGTCTATATGTCGATGAATTCCGATTGTATGTGAACGCGCAGTATGAACGCATAATATTGACATTGGATAAATGTGTCGAAGCTAAAGACCGACAAGGGGATATAAAAAACATCTTTATCCCGTGCGATCCGAATGAGGCTAAGACCTACGTGGTCTATTTGGAGTTTGCTTCGTGGCAGATTTCCGGGCGAATTATCTTTCAATGCAAGGGTGCTTACACCGACCTCGGACAACATAAGGCTGGTGGTCGGGGCAACTGGTATGTTATCACGGTTCCGCAAGGGCGAGAAGGACAACTCGGCTTTTTCCAAGGGATAAGCATGCACGACGGCGTGGGCGTTATCGAATTTTATTATTTCGAGATATATGACGAACAAGTGACTTTTAACCTTGATAATATTACGAAAAACGCATATACTCTGACTAAAGGTTTGTCTTATCCTCTTTGGGGGCAATTTGCCTGCTCTCGGGAATATGGTTTGACTCCTGACAAAATCGACGGAGTGCAACTTTGGCTATGTGAAAACAATAGTATAAAGCCCGATTTTGCCAATATCATTGGACAGAACGATAAGGTGGGAATTTCGACAATCGGTGGCACCGGGTCGCAACTTGATTTTCTTGCTTCTCTTCGTCAGTTGTTTAACTTGATGTATTATACAAACCCATTATCGAAAGAAATCTTTGTCGAACCCCGCACAAAGTTTTACAACTTGGATCGTGCAGAGATTGTAGATTGGCGGGAGAAGATCGACTATGCCAAAGAGATCGTAATAGAGGAATTGGGGGCTGATATCGGAAAGTCTATTAAACTGGCCTATGCTGAGGGTAACGAAGTAATACAATATTACAACTGGAAAACCGGGGCGGAATTTGGGGCATATAGTCAAAAGTTGCTCAACAAAACTTCGGACGACACAAAAGAAATCGTCAACGATACATTTTCTCCATTTTTGTTACATGTGGTCGATTCGGTAGGTATGACGATACTTCAAGAAGAACGGGAGAGCGAACAGAAGCAGATCGATGATATCGAGTTAGAGGTTACCCCGGTGATCGGCTGCTTTGGGGGTTTAGCTGATCGTACTGGAGGGGAAGATGTCGCGTCATATCCAAAATACCCGCAGTTGGTTTTCCAAGATATCGGGAAAGGTATTAACCTCGGTTTCGATGACATGACCGGGGATGTTCTTGTGCCCGGTTCCCGGCAATATTATGAAGATAATATTTCGGCGTATAACCATGGCCGGCGCATAACCATGTATTTGGAACTGACACCTCGTGATATTGAGGCAATTCAATTTCCTAACAGCCAAATGCAGGATTTCCGTGCGGTGTACCTTTTGAACTTCGACGGAGAAGACGTACCGTGTTTATTGGAGCAAATCGCCGACTATAATCCAGCAACCGGGGCATCGACCAAGTGTGTGTTTATTTCCGATCCGCATATCAAACTGACGGGCGACGATCTCACCGTCATTACTTATGATGATGTGGCGATCGGCAGAAATAATACGCTGACCGGATATAGGTAGGAAATGGATTAGATGAAAAAGACAATGATGATCAAAAGGGCAATCAGGCAGAAAACCACCGTTTTTCCGCTTGCCTTAAAGAATTCTTCGATCAAGTCAAACATAACAGCACAAATATAAATAAAATACTCAAGATATGGCAAATGTAGTAGAAAAAATCTTCAAGCTGATTCTGAATTTCGGGGATGGTGAGGAGAAAGTGCCAAAGATGAGCAAACTGCTCCAATCGTTACACGACAGGCTGAAAAATGTACTCAAAACGATTAACGATATCGGTAAGGCAGACGGGCTTCAGAAGGCCGCCGAAGTCCTCGGTGTGTATACCCTCACTGTTGAAAAAGCGGAGAAAGCCAAGAAAAAGCTGGTCGCAACCGATAAGGAGGAGAAAACGCAGACCGCCGAAGCTACAAAGTATATCGAAGATCTGAAAAACAAATACGGGAACCTGATCTTCACGAAACGGGAAATCACCACGCTCTCAAAAAACTATACAACCTTGATGCGGGCCGAGAAAGGCTCTGCCGAAGAGTTGCAGGCGAAGATCAATGTGCTGAATACCGTATGGAAGAAACTCGGAGCCACACAGCGCAATTCCACCATGGGGCGGCAGGTCACGGCCGAGTTGAAGTCGATGCGCGACGAAATGCGGAATCTCACGGTCGGCGCAGGTGACTTTTCCCGGAATATAGGCAATTACTTCTCTGGGATGTATAACACCGTCACCCGCAAGGTCGCGGGGATAACGGGTGTTGTCTTCACGCTCAAGCAAGTGCTTTGGAGTATATACGGCCCATTCCAAGACCTTGAATACCGTATGGCTATGGTCAAAGCGGTAGCGAGGGCCACGGATGAAGAATTTGTCATGCTCAAAGGAAATGCCCGTGAACTTGGCGCGTCTACTGAATACACGGCTACCGAGGTTGCCGGGTTGCAGTTGGCCTATGCGCGTATGGGTTTCGTCCCGGATCAGATACGGCAGATTACCGGGGCGACGCTCGACCTTGCTACGGCCACGGGTGAGGATTTGGCACGTTCGGCAGACGTTGTGGGTGTAACCCTACGGGGATTCAATTTGCAGGCAGACCAAGCGCAGCGGGTCGTGGATGTTATGACCAAGTCGTTTAATGCCTCATCGTTGCAGTTAGGTTATTTCTACGATGCCATCAAGTATGTTGCACCGATCGCATCCGAGGCGAATGTGTCCCTTGAAGAAACAGCAGCGATGCTGGGGGTATTGGCTGACCGTGGTATTCGTGGTTCGCAGGCTGGTACAGCTTTGCGTCGAATTTTTACCGAAATTGCCAAGACGGGCGGAGATGTGTCCGAACGTCTTGCCCAGTTGAGTAAAAACGGGCTTACGCTGGGCGGCGCTATGGATGAAGTCGGACGCTATGCAATGACGGCTCTTACCGTGTTGGTTAATTCCAAAGACGGCGTAGATGGTCTGACTGAATCGCTGAATAACGCCGGAGGTGCCGCAAAGACTGCGGCCGATGGTATCCGCGATACGATGAAGATTGACGTAGAAGTTTTCCTCTCGGCCATTAAAGAAAAGCTGATCGCCATCGGTGAAGTATTGGCACCGCTTGGGCGTTCGGTTATTCAGGCCGGCACGTGGGCCGTAACGAATATTAAGAGCGTAACTATTGCTGTACTTACGCTTATCGGCGTTATTAAACTGGCTTCGGCGGCAAGAGCGGTTTGGTTGCTTGTGACAAAGCAAATTACGATCTATGAAACGGCTTGGGGGCGTGCGTTGCGGGTGAATATGGCTACGCTGCAATCGGCTACCGCGGCAACAAAGTTACTTGCCGCTGCAAAGTTTTTGCTGGCCGGGCAGATCAAAGCTGCGTATGAAGCGTTAAAGATGTTCTGGACTACCCTTATAGCGAATCCGTGGGGAGTGGTTGCGACTGCCATTACTGCGGTTATTGCGTACATGGTGGCGTTCCGTGATAAGACGGATGCGGCAACTCGCGCCCAGCGTAAATTCAACGATGAGAACGACCGTTTCAACAAAGCCCAAGATGAAAAGCGCCAGCGGATCGAGCAGCTTATCCGGACGATACAGGACGAAACCGAAACACAGAACGCCAAAATCCGCGCTTATGAAGAATTGAAGCTCCTGTCTCCGGCTCTTACGGACAAATACACACAGGAGCAGTTAGCCACGTTGAAACTGGCCGATTCCGCAAAACTCCTCAATGAGCAGCGCGATAAGGAGAATTACGACAACATGGTTGCCAATGTCGAGAAGTACACCGCATCGCTCAAAAAGCTACGCGAAGAGAACGGGCAACTGCTCGGAATGTCACCGGGCGGTGCCCCTATCTTCGTGGATAATTCCAAGGCGATTGAAGAACAGGAAATTGCACTGTCGAACTATAAAAAAGCACTAGGAGAGATCGAGGAAGCAAATAAGGTTGCCGAGGAAAATGCTAAACCGATCGAAGTGCGGATCAAAGCAGCCGAGAATATCGTTGAAGAAGCGGAAAAGGCGTTTAAGGAGGCAAAGACTGCATATAATCAGAAGCGGGACGAATGGATACGGGAACACGGGACTGAGGCTACCCTACCGTTCTCGTTCAAATTCGACATGCTTACGGCCCAAAAGGAGTTCGCCGATGCTCAAAAGAAAGTCGCAGACCTACAAAAGCAGCTGAAAACACCTTCTACCGGCGGCGGGAGCGAAAAGGAAAAGGGCGAATGGTCTTTGTCGAAAGATAGAGCATTCGCCCGTCAACTCCTCGACCTAAAAAAGAAATTGCATAGCGGGGAAATAACATCCGAAGAGCAGTATCAGAAGCAGGTTTTACAGCTTGAAATCGACACCCTGACAAAACGCATCACGCTGAATAAGGACGAGGCCAAGACCATCATAAAGCTCAAAAATGAACTTTGGGATAAGCAGAACCAGCAGAAGAAAATCGAGCAGAAAGAAAACGAGGCCTATACTGCCAATCGCCGGGCGCAGCAGGAAAAACAACTCAAGTACGAGAATGACCGCATCGATGCTGAGATCGCGGCCATGAAAGAGGGTGTCGAGAAGAAAATCCGGCTCAACGATCAGGCGGTCAAGAAAGCCGGGGAAGCTGCGGACAAAGAGTATCAGACGGAACTCGACAAACTCAACAAAGAGCAGAAAGCCTATGTCAAGGGGTCGAAAGAGTGGCAGGCCGTCGAGCAGGAGAAAACCCGCCTTACCGGACTGTTTGAGCAGAAAAAAGGCGATATCGCTACTGCGGGAACGAATGCCCGGACAAAGATTTTGCAGGATGCTACCGAGAAAGAGTTACTGGAGTGGGGCAAACTGCCTGATGCTGCTGCCGAAGCTGAGCATCAGATCACCGAGAATAAACGGCGCGAGGTTACTGAACGGCTGAAACTGGCCCAGTTGGAGACGGAAAAATCAATCGGGAAAGCCAATAATCAATATAGAGCAGACGAGAATTTAGCCGATGCAACCCTCGGAAAAAAAGGTCGTAAACGCAATGTGGCGCGCCTGCAAAATGAGGTGCAGCTTCACAATAATACGGCACAAGCATATCAGAAAGAACTAAACGAAATTCTGGCTGGGGGTGATGCCGCGATCGAGGAACACAAAGCTCGTTACAACGAGTTGATCCTGTTGATCGGGCAGGAACAGCAGGCGGTAATGAACCTTGGCAAAGGAAAAAACGCCGACGGAACCCGCAAAAGTTTTTGGCAACAGCTTACCGAGTTATCGGATGAGGATTTAGCCCAGATCAAACAGCAGGCAATTGACCTTGCTACGCAGTTGAGCGATGCGATTTTCGATGCCAAACAACAGGCCTCACAACGGCAGTTGAACGCAGAAAAGAAAGCGATCGATGCACAGTATAAAACAGAGGCAAAATTACTCGATTCGAAGCGGGATAAAGGGCTGATATCTGAGAAGAAGTATCAGCAGGAGCTTGAAAAGCTGGAAGCCAAGAAAGCCGAGAAAGAGGAAGCAGCAGAGCGTGCGGCCTTTGAGCGGGAAAAGAAGCTGAACACGAAGCAGGCCTTGATGAATACGGCACTTTCTGTCGCAAAGACCTTTGCGCAATGGGGTTGGCCTTTGGGTATTCCGTTTGCGGCGTTGGCTATTGCGCAAGGTATGACTCAAGTTGCGGCAATCCAATCACAGAAATATGCCCAAGGCGGCATGATTCCTCTCGGTGATGGCGTGGGTGTTGTAAAAGGCCGGAGCCATGCGCAGGGCGGCCATCAGATTTACCTCGACGGCCAGCCCATCGGCGAGGTCGAAGGTGATGAACTTTTGGCAATCGTCAATAAGCACGACACCGCACGGATCGGGGCGCTCTCGGCCGCGAACAGCGTACACGGGCGGCGCTTCGCTCAAGGCGGCCTTATATCCCCGACCGGATATATGACGAGCAGCGTTTCGAGTCCCGTGTCGTTTTATCAGACTTCGACACATCAGGACGAAACGGCGCAAGGGAATTTTTCTGAAATGATGGCGCTGATCCGGGAGGACATCAAGGCCACAAATGACCGGATCGACCGACTGCGTGTGTACCTTGTAACGCAGGATGTTACCGACTCGCAAGATGACTTAAAAAAAATAAAAGTTAAGCAGACATTCTAAACAGGTGAAAAATGAGTGGGTAATTCTATTATACAGTGAAGTCGTAGTGTGACTCACTGGGTGTTTATAGGGAGGTGGTTCGGCTTCGGTCGAGCCACCTTTTTTATTGAAATTTCAAAAATATGAAGAATACGATAGAAATCATCAACCGCCGAAATTCGGTTGAAATCAACATCGAGGGAACTATCGGTGTTCCGGAAGAATGGCAGTTCGACGATCCGGGCGACCGGGTTGCGACGTATGACAAATTCCGCAACGCTATCGACCTAATCCGTCAGATTGAGTCTCCGGAAGTGCTGATAAATATTCGCTCAACGGGTGGGGATGTTAACGACGCCCTACTGATTCTTGATGCGATTTCGGGTCTCAAAGCCAAGAAAACGACTCGGTGCTATGGCTATACCGCATCGGCCGCAACGCTCATCGCACAGGCCGCGTCGGAGGGTTGCCGCGAAATATCGGCCAATGCCCTCTATCTGATCCATACCGCTATTTGCACCGCAGAGGGTAATGCCGAAGAACTTGAGGCAAGGACTGAACTCCTGCGTAAGACTGACGAGCGCATCGCCGCGGTCTATGCAGCCCGTTCGGGACGTCCAGCGGCTGAGTTTGAAACCCTGATGGCCGAGAACAATGGTAACGGGCGCTGGCTTTCGCCGAACGAGGCCATCGCGGCAGGTCTGGCCGACGTCGTATTCAACGTACCGGAAGTACTGAACTGTACCGTAGTGGACGATTATCCAATTCACAACTATATGGTAAAAATCAAAAACACAATGCATGGAATTCTCCGCCGTCTGGGATTGACGCCGGGAGAAGCGACGGAGGTGGAAATCTCCGAGGAACAGATTGCGACGCTCAACCACTCGCTGGAGCAGGGTGACGTCCGAGAACAGGAGTTGCAGGAGCAGCTTGCAACCGAACAGGCAGCCCACGAGCAGACCAGAACCGACTTGACATCGGTACAGAATCGGGTCACAGAACTCGAAGCCGAACTCAACAAGCGGAAAGCCGCGCCGACGGTTACCAAGGAGATCGAAGACCCCTCAATCACCGACGACGTAAAGCTGTCGGGCAACGCCAAAGCTTACGACGAAGACGTCAAGAAGCTCAAATAATCATCTAAACGTTACGCAAATGTCTAAAATTATTGAAAATCCCAAATCCTACACAGGCCGGGAGCTGGAAACGATCTTTTTCCGTCCGATGCTGTCCGGCCCCAGCGCCATCGACCTCGGTGTCCGAATCATGTACAACATGCCCGTACCTACGATGCTGAACTTCTGGCATCGTGAGGGGGATGTGTTGCAGAAGTACGCCAAGGGCTGGAATGGTGGCGAATTGGCCAAGAGATTCCAAAAGGAAATCCGGCTGTCGAAAGTCAAGGCCGAAATGGGCTATTCCGCCTCGGACTACTTCGGCATGATCTACGAACTGATCACCAACAGCGGAGCCGTAAACCTCGACGATCTTTCTGGTACCGAGCTGGAACAGGCCGAAACAACGCTTTTCCGGCAGGCTATCGCCGAGAGCATCCGCGCCACTATGTGGCTGGGCGATACGGAGCGCGCAAGCGGCTCCTACACCTCGTTCAACGGCTTCCTCAAAGCCATCAAGGCCGACCTGCAGACCACGGCGAATACAGGCAAGAGTTTCATTCGCAACGTGAAGATTCCGGCCATGTCGGGAGCGGACGCCGCCATTTCGCTCTTTGAGCGTATGTGGAACGCCGCCGACGATCGTCTGACAGCCATGAAAGACGAGGGCAACCTCGTTATTCAGTGTACCTCCGATATCTATCTGAACTACGAGAAGAGTTTGGAGGATAAACCCCTCGAATCGGCATTTGCCGCGCTTCAGCAGGGACGTAAGGGGCTGCATTGGCACGGCATTCCGATCGTCGATGTCAAAGTCGGTTCTTACCTCTCGTCGTTCGCGGATATGCCGCAGTCGTTCGCCATCCTCACCGACAAACGTAACATGGCGCTGGCCGTCAACACGGCCGACTTCCCCGGCAACGAGGTACGCATGTGGTATAACCCCGACGAAATGGAGAACCGCCAGCGTGCAATCTTCATGGCCGGTGCGGACTACCTGCTTCCGGAACTGCTCACGGTAGCCGTCGAAGCAGACGTGTAACGGAAACCAGAATCGAATATTAAACGCGAAAATCTATGTTGAAAGGATTCAAAAAGACCTGCGACAACGGTAAAACGACCGCAGGCATTGTAAAAGTCTTGATCGCGAAGAAAGGTACGATCACGGCGGCAACGATGGACACAGCCGACCCCGAAGCTTATAAGTCCTTGACCATGAAAGCCGGAGAGGGCTTCGTGAAGTACGAATTCATGGAGGACGAGTGCGAGTTTCAGGAGAACTACAAGACCGAGAACGGCATCACGTCCGTGGAGCAGAAGCTGATTTTCAAGCTCCCCGGCATGACTCCCGAAACGCGGAACGCCGTCGAGGAAATCGCCGTAGCGTCTGCATGCGGCCTTGAAGCGGCTGTTTGCCGTAAGGGCAAGGTGCAGATCGTCGGCTACGACGAAGAGTTCAAAAGCGAACGCCCGTTGCGCCTGAACGCCACCACGGGCACGACGGGCAAGAAGCTGACCGACGCTGCGGGCGAGGAGATCACGCTGAGCCGCGAAACGACCGAAAAGGCACGCTACTATGTCGGCGAAGAGTCGGCGCTGACTCCAACTCCTGCGGAGTAGTTGAATCGAAAGGGGGTGTAAGCCTTTGCACCCCCTTTTCTTAAAAAATGAAATAATGGCAAAGTATCGAGTAAAGCAGAATTATGAGGACGTGGTTGTGTGTACGGCAGCGCCGATTTCCCGCAAGGGAGACGGGCGCTTCGAGCTGTCGAAGTGTACACAGCGTGATCTCAAGTATCTGTACGAAGTTATCAAACATCCGGCAGTAGAACAGGCAGACGATGAGCAAGAGAAATCGACAGAATCGCCCCGCGAAAATTAATGCGGTAGGCGTGCGCGACGTTGCGCCAACACCAAACGTATTCGTGCCTCTCCGTGGACGGGAGAAAGGCAGCAATATATATTGGCGTTGGGGTAACGACAATCTTTTCCCGTATGCACTGGCCGCTATGTCACGTTGTTCTGTGGCTCACCGCCGCATCATCAACGACAAAGCGGACTATATTTCGGGCAAAGGCTTCTCTGTGGCCGAGTCTAAACCGGAATTGCAGGCCTTCATTGACGCCGCCAATGGCGCAGGAGAAAATCTGCGTCAGGTACTCAATAAACTTGCTTTTGATAAATCGCTGTTCGGGAATGCGTTCCTTGAGGTTGTAACCGACTCGAAACATTCGTTTCTTTCGCTGTTTCATCAGGACGCCAGCAAATGCCGGGTGGCAAGTGATAGCGAACACATTCTGTTGCATCACGACTGGTCGGCATTTACGCAGAACGAAGCAAGGACACTCCCGCTTTATCCTGCATTTGAGCAGCAGGAGGACGGAACCCGGCGCGCCATAATCCACTATAAGGACTACGAACCGATGTTTGAGCATTACGGCGTACCGCAGTATATCGCAGGGATGAATGTTTCCGCAATTGCATACAAAACCGACAAGTGGAATATCTCGCGTCTCGACAATTCCTATCAGTTGTCGGGTGTGATGATCCTTACCGGGGATGTCGATAGCGAAGAGGAGGCGCTGGAAATAGTGCGTAAGGCAGAGCAGAAATTCGCCGGCAAGCCGGGACAGGTGATGTTTATGATAAAGGAGGCATCGGACGGGACGGAGGGAAGCAAGTTTATACCGATCTCCTCACAGAATGAGGGCGATTGGAAAGACCTGCACGATCAGGCAATTTCCGATATCGTAGTGGCTCATTCATGGTTCCGGTCTTTGAGTGGTTTAGATTATTCCAACGGTTTCAGCGCCGATCGCATCCTGCATGAATACGAGATCGCGCTGAACACCGTGATTCTCCCGGAGCAGGCCGAGCTTATGGAGCCGATTTACCGCATAATCGAAGAAATTGCAGGCTTTGACGCTTCGGCCTTACAGATTATCAACCGCCCGCCGATAAGCCAGCGACAGCCTTACATGTACGTGTGGGAGGCGCGCAAGGCCGACGGGCTGGATTACGATCCCAACGATGAACGTCAGCAGGCTTTTATCGCAAATGTGAGAAATGTATGATGCAGTTGTTAGCCACACCCCAGCAGGTCATTGATTTGGCATTCGCGGCCAATGAGAAGATAACGCCCGTATCGATCAAAGAAACCAAGATCGATGCTGCGCAGGAAAAGTATATCCGTCCGGTTCTCGGCAAGTTGTACGATGCCCTGCTTGACGGGAAATACCCCGAATTGCTGGACAATTATGTCCGGCCTGCGCTGGCTTATTATGTCCGGTATTCAGTTATTCCGGACTTGGCTCTGAAACTGAATGACAAAGGGGCGCAGACCTACTTTTCAGAATATGCGAATACCGCGACGGACAAGCAGCGTAGCGAAATGCGGCAACAAGCGAAAGACGATGCGAATGCTCTGCTCGATAAGGCTATCCGCCACATTTCGGAAAACAGAGCGCGATATCCGGAATACGAACCCCGGAAAGACATCCGCAACAAAGTAATATCGAACGGTGGAATAATATTGATGTGATATGCGAATTAAAGACATATTGAAACTTCGGCAGAAAGAGGCGATATCCGGGGAGGAGAGGATTCCCGTGTCCAAAGATGAGTATGTCACCATAGATCAAATCAACGAAGAAGTCAAAAAGGATATCGAAGAAACATTGCAGGACTGCGTCAAAAAATCCGACCGCCTGATCCTCGGAGGATACAGCCCGGCCGACCTGAAGAGCAACAGTTAAATACACAATATCATGGCAGACAATCAAACTTTAGCGGTATTGCAGGAAATCCTGCTCAAATCCCGCATCAAATTCGTAACGGGCACCGAAGCCGAATGGACTGCGGCCAACCCTGTCCTGCTCGACGGCGAGTACGGACTTATCCGGGGCAGTTCGCCACTGAAATACAAGGTCGGCGACGGCACGAAGACATGGTCGGCGCTCGGCTGGGGCAATGTCACCTCTCTTGCCCAGCTCACGGCCGACGCAACGCATCGGCTCGTGACCGATACCGAAAAAACCAAGTGGAACGACAAGGCAGAAGTGTTTACTTTCAACTACAATGCTTATCTGCATCCACCGACCGAAGGACTAAACCCGCAGGGGCAGGTCGCAAAAAACATCGTCGCGGCGATCAATGCGAATAAAAAATGCGTTGTGGTCGCACAAAATGTCACCGTGCAGGAGATCGAAGATTCTGTGAGCGGATTCGTTTCCATCACCGAGGTTTCCGCATCGGCCGTTACCGGATTAATCGATACTATCCGCATGGCTTCGGACGACAGCGGTCGCACGGTATTCCTCGCTACTGCTTCCATCACGTTCAAGTCCGACGGCACCGTAACCGTGGCGGCCGTACCTTACACCGGGCGTATCGTCATGGAAGAAGACCTGCCCGAATACAGCACGGAAAAAGCTCCGACGGTTAGTGGGTTCGCCGCGACCTACTACCTCACGCGGAACGGCAGCCGTATCGGCGTGCCGATCAACATCCCGCTCGATCAGGTGCTGCGCGGCTCGTCAATCAAGACCGTGACGACGGCCAATTCGCCTTACTCCGGGGCCAAGGTCGGCGACAAGTACATCGAGTTCCTCTTCCAGAACAACAACACCCCGCAGTACCTGCCCGTGCAGGATCTCGTCGATGTCTACACGGGCGACGACCAGTATATCCAAGTGACGGAGTCGAACGTAATCAAGCTCAACTACTCCGTGCTGTCGTTGAAACTGGCGGCCGACTTGAAGAAGTCATACGACAACTTTTACGACCCGAAGGGTGCCGGAGAGGCGGCGGCAAAAGCGGCCATCGACGAGTTCAAGGAGAGTACGTTCGTCATTCAGTGTACCATCCCCGGAATGAACTGACGCTATGGCAGGTACTGAAAAGATAACCGGGCGGGTTCAATTCCCGATGTTTACGGCGGCCGCACTGGCCGCCGCAAATCCGGTGCTTCTCAAAGGCGAAGTCGTGTACGAATCCGACACACGCAGGCGGAAAATCGGCGACGGTGTTACCGCATGGAACTCTCTCCCCTACGAGTCGGATGGTGAAATGGCAGGCAGTATTCACGCTTCACAGATCACTACGGACGAAACGCACCGTTTCGTGACCGACAGCGAGAAAAAGACGTGGGGCGATAAGGCCGCCAAAGACCTGTCGAACGTAACGCTGACAAAAGCGCTCTCATCCAACGGTTACTACAAAGCACCGGACGGGCTGATGTTTCAATGGGGGATATCCCCCGGCGGGGCGTATCAGTACTATTTCAGTCCTGCATTCATCGCAAAGCCGTTCGGATGCTTTCTGACGGCTTATTACGGCAACGGCAACGTCATCACAGCCGCGTCGTATGTGGAACTGACCGCCCAATATTTACGCTACCAATCGCGCTGGGCGAACCTCACCGACAAGAACGGAGGTCTCGCATCCTCTACCGAAACCGTCCATTGGCTGGTGATCGGACGCTGGAAATAAAATACAGGAAGCTATGAAATACTGGAAACAAGGATTTTATGACGAACCCGTCGAGGGCGGTGTAGAGATCACCGACGAGAGGTGGTTGGAACTGATCGACGGGCAGGCAGCAGGTATGCTGATTACCGAGGATGAGCAGGGCAGCCCTGTTTTAACGGAATATGTCAATAGCGTCCCGGTGCCGACCTACGAACAGCGGGTGCAGCAAAGCATCCGAGAGCGGTATTCGGTCGACGACGAACTGGCGATACTCCGCCAGCGGGACACCAAGCCGGACGAGTTCGCGGCCTATTACGAATACGCCGAGCAATGCAAAGCGCAGGCAAAAAAGCAGATGCAATTATGATTGGAAGAATACAACACCCGAAATATACGGCAGCGGCGCTCAAAGCGGCCAATCCCTTACTACTCGATGGCGAGGTCGTCTACGAATCAGACACGGGTCGTCATAAGATCGGGGACGGAGTGAATAAGTGGACGGAATTACCCTATCCCATGAATGCCGAAGCCGTCCCGGCGGTTACGTGGAAAGTACAGGGCGGGATGCTCTGCGTAAAGCCTGCCACAGACTTGAAAAATCCGATTCTGAAGCAGTGTTTCGTGGGCATCCTGCACTACAAAAACGCGAAGAAGCGATACCGCCGGAACCCTCAAACCGGGCAGACACAGAACCGTCCTCTGAATGCGGGGTTCAAGCTCGTACAGGACTCGTTCTCGCGGGATGAGGTAAACTGGACACCCGTTCGGATTAATCCTGTTCAGTTCGATACAACGAAGGTAAACGCCGCGGGCTGGATGCCGATAATTTCCGTTGCAGACCTCTTGGAAAGGTGGGTCGTGCGCATTGGCGACCGCGGTTTCGTGGGGGGGGGGGGGGAATTTGGGCTGGCCTCGGGGCCCCAAAAAGGGGAATGAGTCAT